TTGTACCCGGTCAAGTCAACGGTGCCGGCTGAATCTCGTATCACAAAAAACACGGAATAGTCAGAACCCTGATTAATTTCAAGATCAACTTTCGATGTCATTGGTTTAAGTCCCGTCTACGTATTCATTAAAAATAGTTATTAGCTCTGTTCCTGAAACAGCATCAATGTTTGCTCTCGCCTGCTCTTTTTGTTCCGGAGTTAAAGTCTGAGCTGAAATGTGAACGACATCGTTGACAACATCCTCAGCGTGCTGTGCCCACCATTTCGCAGAGTATTCAGTTCCGTCAACGGTTTCGTCGGCGCTCGCCCCATCGCCCATCCATGTCGCCCACTTTTGAGCTAGTTCGACGCTATCCTGTGCGGCTGTCGCGGCGGTCTGCGCTTGAGCTTGAGCGTTCGAAGCACCTTGAGCGCTATTTTGCGCTGCCTGTGCATTTTCTTGGGCCGTCTGTGCGGCTTGGTTTACTCGCTGTTCTGCGGCGGTCGTGTCTGTTACTGCGTCTTGTGCAATCGTCTTAGCTTCGTTGGCAGTCGTGACGGCTTGCTGAGACTGAGAAAGCGCTTGAGACGCATTTTGCTGTGCGTTTTGAGAAACCCTGACAGCGTTTTGTGCTTGCTGAGAAACAGACGTAACTGTGATCGTCAGCGTTGCGACATCGCTTGAAGCCTTGTTCGCTGTCGTCAAAGCGGTCGAAGCGTTTGTGTTCGCGTTCGTCGCTAAGTCGAGAGCTTGCTGAATCTTTGATTCTGCGACCGTCGATTGGTTAAAGGCCGATTGTGCTAACTGCCCGATGTCGTTTAATGCGTCCTCGGTCTGTGTTAAGAACGACAGCCCGTCTATTTCTCCCGTCGTCTTAGTGACGTAGTGAAACGCAAACGACTTTGTGCTGATTGTGACTTGATCGTCTGGCATTTTTATCCTCATTATTCGGGCAGTTTCACAAAGTAAGCGAGCGTGTAGAAAGGCGGATTAGTGTTAAAAGAGGTAGGGCCACTTGAACCGCTTCCGCCCGTGCTTGAACACGTTGCCGTGTGCGTGTGTGAGCCGTTAGTCGAAGTAACGCCCGTCCACGTTCTAGACGCTTGGAAACCTACTACCTTGGCAACCGTATTTGCGTCGTCAGCAACGTTCTGGTTTCCGCCCGTGTCGTAAAAAGCCCCACTAACGACGGTATTTCGATTTTGCCCGCCACCGCCGAAAGTGCCCGTAATGTCCATTGTTCCCGGGCCGTGTGTGTGATCGCCGGCTTCGCCTATCGTGATTGTGTGCGTGTGCGGAGGGACGTTCGCTTCGGCAAGCGTAACGGTATCGCTACCGCCCGTCGTGCCGTTGTTCGTGCCGTTTCCGCCCTTGATAAACTTTCCGATCAGATTGGGGACATTTCCGCCTTGTCCGTCGCTTCCGCCGTCAGCTAAAACCCACCCTTCGTCGGCTTGAGACTTGCCCCAAAAAATAGGACGACGACCATCTGAACCGCCAAGCGTGACATTGGAGAACGGGAGACAAGCACCGGCAGGAACATTAGCGTCCATGTTCTTCCAGACCGTAGCGTCCGTGCCCGGGGTCTTTAAAGCGCTTGAAGGGCCGTTCGCTTGCAAAGCGCGATACTTCACGCCTTGATACAGGACTTCATTCCCGACTTCGTAGTCGTAATTGGGCGAATAGTTAAACAGACCGCCTTGCTGAATCCAAACTAAGTAAGCCGAGAGAATGTATAGAGCGCCATTAAAGTCGACCCTTTTCGGTGGAACACCGCCCTCATTGATCGGCATGGCGTTGACGCTACCCCAACCTTGCTCTTGAGAAAGACGACCTGTGCCTGCTTCCTGAGCGGTTGCAGGGGGTATCGTTTTATCACCATTTACCGCAATCGGTGTCGTTAAGAAATACTGTGGATAGTTGCTCATTAAAAGTCTCCGATTGTTCTACCGGGATTGAAAACGCCCTGATCGAACGGGTGAAGTCCCTGACCGTCAAACCCAAAAATCTGTTCGTCGGGGTAAATGATCAGAAAGTTCGTCAGGACGCCTGCGGGGCGGTTTAAAAGTCCGTACGTTTCTAAAATCTGTGCTTGTAGTTCTTCAATGTCGCCGATTACGACAATGCTCTGAATACTCATCGTCTGGTAGTCGACAACGAATACACGCGTCGAGGTGAGCGTCGAAAGCATTTTATTCATAGTCGCGGCCGTGCTATCGCTGACATTGCAGACCGCCCGATACATGATCAAGAATCGGTAGTAGTCATCGTCAAAGCGGACATATTCGTCCTTCACTTTCAGGTAACGGCTGACGCCTACACGTTCGCCCCACCAGTCAAGAAAAACACCCCCCGCCGTCTGTACGTCGGCAATTACGGAGTGAATCTGATCGAGCTGATCGCTCGCGTCCATTTCACCGTGAAAAACCTGAGCGAGTTTTGAGAGTTTGGGAACGCCTGAAAACTGCGTCTGCATGGCAATCGAAGCCTTCGACTTCACGTCCCCCATGCCCTTAACATCGTCCACGCTCAGAAAGTTTTGCCAAGTCTGCGTGTCGCTCATGATTAGCTCTCAAAAATGATTGATACGTCGTCCTCGGTCAGCGTCGGCGAGACGTTGGCCGGGACTTCGATCAGGTTCGCAAAAGCGCCGTTATTGAGTGAGATTTGGATGTTGTTGATAGGCGTATCGGTTACGCTCTGAATTGCTTGATAGAACCGTGAAGCGTAAACAGTCGAAGCGAGGGTAACTCTCGGGTTCTTCAATTCGCCGAGAAAGTCTTTCACGACAGCTTCTTTGATTTCGTTCTGCAAGTCAGAGTTCAGACCTTCGGCGTAGAACGTCACTTTGACTTTGAACGTCTGAGCGGTCGGGCGAATGATTTTGTACGTATAGACAGCGTTGAAGTGTTCCGTGTCGATATACGTCACTTCGGTTTCGCCGTTTGTCGCACAACCTGCACTTTTACGTCTGAAAATCGTTTCCGCGATTGCGTCATCGTCTCCGCCTACAATGCAGACGGCAATCGAATGAGCGACCAGTTGAACGCTGTACTGCGTTTGCGGCTGATTGCTGTAATTTTCCAAAACTACGCAGTCCAAAACGCCGTCCAGATCGCTCAAGTTCGATTGAATGTTCGCAACCGTGCCGTTTGCATTGATCGCATAGCTTTCTTTCATGCGAGAGATCAATTCGCCGTCTGGTTCAATGTCTCTCCCCGTCACGCCTGCAGTGGGGTTATTTACGCTGTCCCAACCCGCAATAACGGTCACAATGCTATTCACCGTGTTCGCGCCGATTTCAATGTTCCCGTGTTCTACGGTGTCGAATGTCGTTTCGACCGTGCCATTGTCTCCAATCGTCGCGCCCATTGTCGCTGAGTGACGCAGTTGATTGCCTTGCGTGTCTTGAACAATCGCACCGTAAGGAATAACCGTTCCTTTCAGTCCCGTGCATATACAAGTCACGACGGTAGGCTCAGAGGTTTTGCGCGTCAGACCGTACAAACGGGCGATGGCGTCAAGGAAAACGCCTGTCGCGGTGTCTGGTGAGAATTGATTCGCTAGGAACGCTACTTCGGCGTTTTTCGATTCTTTCTCAGCCGTGAAAAGATCAATGACTTGCCCAAGAGGAGACGCAGGGTCGACGTTTGGAAGCGGAGCGTCAGGGTTTGTTGTCAGCGCTTCTTGTACGCCTTCGGCTAAGTCCTCGCGTACTTCCTGCGTGTCTGGGACGACGACCCCGGTATCGGGATTAAAAACTACTTCTGCCATTGCCGTAAACCGTATTTAAATTCACAACGCCGTGAAGCGTTCGTGTTTTTTGATCGAGTTCTGTAATTTCGATGGATTGAACGGAAAGAACACCGTCAACGCTTAAGGCCGCGTTGCGAAGCCGAGACATAAGCACCGATTCTTGAATCTTTTGACCGAGCTGATCAGTAAACCAGTCAATTCCTTCGTCGTATCGAAAATAGGCGTCATGTAAGAAAAGGCGACATTCGTTTGCGACGTTCTGACAGACGGCTTCCACGCCCGTAAGCATTTTGGGATTGCCGTTCCCGTCAAGCACCAAATCCCAGTTTTCGTCTAGTGCCCAAGTGTTTGCTGTGTGCTGTGGCATTTTCTAACCTCATTGCGGCGTCGATGTAGTGCTTCCGCCACTTTCCACGCCACCGTGAACGTGAGACTTCAAGCTGATGTCATCGGCTGAAACGTCGCCATTGCTCACGGCAAAATTTCCATCCACCGTCGCACCGCTTCCGCCTGAGATCGCCATGCCGCCTTGGCCCGTAATCAAGCCCGTTACGGTTAGTTTCCCGTCGACGTTCGTATCGGGAGCTGTGATATTGACGGACTGTGTAGCGTTGACTGTGGCGGTATCGCAATTGACTGTGATTGTTGGCGATGTGTGTTTCGTGGACGTGGGAGCAATAATCGTTATGTCGCCCGTATCCTCTATGCGTATGTAGGTCGTTGGCTTTTGTCCCCAAAAACCCCCGATATAAAACCCGTCGGACATATCGAAGCAACGGAAAGAGCCGGGCTGAACGGGCTGATTGCCACCGCTTAACGTCGAAACGTCTTGCTGTGCAAAGACCGCCAACCCAATGTCGCCGGGCTTCGGGTCGCAGATAATCGCGGCCGTCCCGTGCTGATACCTGAACCATCGGAGCTTTGGAATCGAGACGGACGGAAGAGCGTTCCCATCGGCGTCACGCTGACAGATCAAGGGCGTAGCACTTAAGTAAGTCGCTCCGCTTGCGTCCGCAGGGCGCTCAATAGCGTCTACTCTGACGGGGATGGCCGTATTGATCATTCCCTTAATGGTCGACTGAATCATGAAGTCGAGCGCGTTAAAGTTGCTCGTGCCGGTGAAGCCGTTGATGTTTTTGCGAAGTTCAGACATAAGAAATATTAGAAATTGAACATTGCTTCAAAGTTTGTACGCCAAGCGCTACCGCTCGGGTTGTTCACGCTGAGTTCGTGAGAGAGTTTGACAATGCGCCAATCGCCCGTTGCGCCCGGGATAATGCTTTCAACATGAACCAAGGCGGCCAGTCTTAGATCGGGGCGAAAATATGTTGAGACGTTCAGCCCCGTGTTCGTGAAGGTCGGATAGCCGATCATTCCTGAATCGACTGAGACGACAGGAACGCCACCCAAAGCCTTGCGCGAACCTCCGCTAGGAAGCAGAACTACTTCGTCATCGTCAATCAAAAGTTCAGCCCCGACCTGTGTCGCAATCGTTCGCATCTTCGTCACAGGATCGCCTGAGACTGTCATGTCTTTAACCATCGCCGTCACGCCTTCGTTGCTGAACGAATAATTGGCCTGTTTGGCGAGGGATTCGATCAGACTTGAAGCTGACTGCTCGCCGACGACACTTCGGGGTGGGTCGGGCATTAAAACGGGATAAGCGCCCGTCTGTGCCTGTATCTTTAAAACTTTTCCACCGTTCAGATCGGCGTAGGCAAGTGTGATTTCGCCCTTGAAAACGCTTTGAAGTGTCGTTCCTTGCTCACCGGCCAAAATTTCGATGAAGTTCCAGTCGTTTCGCAACGGCTGAAACGAGAGCGTTGTGAGTTTGGCCATCGTCTCGATAGTCAGCCCGTAGATGTCCACAGTCGCCTTGGCGAACTCTGCACCCCCGGTCTTTTCAATCGTCGTATGAATGGCGCAATTCTCAAAAACGTACTGGTTATTCGCCCCGCCCTTCCGAAGCGTGATAATCACGCTTAACGACTTTTTAGAGTATGTATTTGTCGGCATACTGACGAGCTTCTTCTGCGGTCAAATAAACGAGGATGTAACGGCTTTCAAACTCTTTGTAATTCGGTCGACTTTTGCCCTTTGTGTCGACAAAGATCAAGCGCCCAGAAAACTCGGTCGTCGAGAACGGAGGGAGCGGTGAGCGATCACGACACGCCACCCCGTCACAGACTTTTTCCTGATCTACTTCAAGCGTCAAATAAACCCATTGCCCGTTTTGGCGTAAGGTAATCACGCAGTTTTGATCGTCGAGAACGCAAGAGCTTTGCTGATTCGGGTTTGTAGAAAGTGGGATTTTTTGCATTATCCAAGACCAAAAAGATCAGCTAAGACAGAGGGCTGTTTTCGCCCTTCGTCGACCTTGGGGGCGCTTGTCGGATTTCGTGGTGAATATTGAGCCGTTCGCACCGTAATTTGAGCGTCGACAATTTCCCGAAAGTTCACAGTAACAGAAAAGCTATTTGCCCCGTTCGTTGCTGAACGACTGCCCGAGTAGCCGACGACAGTCATGTTTTCATGCACACGCTCTGGCGTGACAATTTTGAAAACCTCGGTGTTTTTAACCGCTGAATCCAAGATGTCCATCGCGGCGTTTTGCTTTGTGTAGTCGCCCCTGAAAAGCAGGACAAGCGTCAATTCGTTCGGCAGAGGGACTTTGTCGTAAGCGTAGATTCTGCCTTCTTCCTGCGGTTCTGTCGGGACATCGGCTTGAGCGCTGTTATCCACATTGTCGATCCCGTCGTACTCACAAAACGGCTGATCGTACTGATTCAGCACCGCCCAACGGTCTGTATGAAATAACGGCATAAGCTACCCCTTTTGGACGACGCCCGTTTGCTTATTCGTGATCATGTTGTTCGCGTTATTGATCGCGTTGCGTGTTTGATTGCCCACCGCTTCGCCGACCTTTTGCGGATCTGCCGGCGTCGTGATGTAGGCTTGAACCTGAACACTTGAGTTATTGTTTGTCGTCGAGCTAGGCGAAGCTGTCGCCATCTGTGCGGTCAGTCCTTGAGCGGCGGGGGAAAGAACACCGCCCGCATTGTTTTGCTTTTCTTCACCCCCACCGCCAAAGATTCCGCCGAAGAAGTTACCAACGCCGTCAAACCAACCGCTGATCGCGTCTTTGATCTGAGTTCCAAAGTTCGTGAAGTATTCAAGAACGCTTGTAAACCAATCGACAACAATCTGCTTCGCTTTTTCAAAAGCGCTCGTGATCGCATCGACTAGAACGCCTGTAACACTAGGTGCGCCCGTGAAGAAGGCATAAATATCCTCAATGACGGCTATTAAAGCGGTCGCCCCGAGAATAACCGCGCCTAGAGGATTGGAGGCAAAAAGAACCCAAAGCGCGCGTGTGGCTTTTGCCAAACCCGTGACGCCCTTCGTGATCGCCCCTACCATCGTGACGGCTTTTGTGGCGCTCATTAAGAACGAACCACCAAGAACCGTCGCCAGTCCCAAGAAAGCCATTTTTAAGAAGCGAGAGTGTTCGGTCGCAAACTTGACGACTTTATCCAACGCTTTAATAAAGAACTCCAAGGGCGGGAGAACGAACATTATGATGACGTTACCGAGTACCTTGACTTGATCGGTAAAACGTCGCCATAGAACGTTAAACTCTTTGGCTCGTCTGGCTTGTTCTTCCGTGATCGCCAGACCTTTGTACGCTTCGGCAGCTTCGCTTGCGGCTCCCTTGTACTTGATGAACACAGCGGCGGCTTCGTTGCTCAAACCGATGTTCTGCAAGTAAAAGGCGGCTTGGCGGTTGCTCATGCCCTCGATGTGCTTGCCGAGATTGAAGAACGACTGAGCTGATCTGCCCATGCCGTTTGTCCAATTCTCAAGAGCCGATTCGAAGGCTTCCGCACTACCGCCCGCGTCTCGGTTCGCCTTCGCCCACATATCAATCTTTTGGACGTTGACACCGATACGGTCGGATAGGTCGGAGAGACGTTCACCGCCCTCGCTGAACGATTGCCAGATTTGTGCACCGGCAAAAGCTCCGAGCAACGGAGCGATAAAGCCGGAGATGGCATTTTTCAGAACGACCGCGCGCTTGCGTACTGATTCAAACGAGCGCCCCATAACGAGGGAGGCTTTTTGTGAAGCCGTTCCCGTTTTGAGAATTTCAGCGGCGACCTCGTTTGAAACATTGCCCGCTAAAAAGCCCCAGTTTGAAAATTCTTGGGCGATCTGAGCAACGGGTTTTCCGGTTTCCATCGCCTTGCGCTCGAAAGCGTTTAGCGCTTGTTCGGCTTGTTCCAGACCTCGGTCAAAGTCCTTAGGGTCGACTTCAAGAGAAATAAGCAAACTGTCGATGATATTAGCGGCCATTTTTAGCGTCTTGTTTGGCTAGGAAAGAACCGAGCCATTGATGGTAGTTTTTGACGGTCAAAATTTCGTCTAGTTGATACGCTTCTTCGAGTGTGATTGAGTTTTTGAGTTCGACTAAACTGGCGAGATTCGCTTCGATTAAACGAGCGCACATCGGAGGGACGTTCACATAAGAAGCCGCCCCCCTGATCTTCATGCAGTCCGTTAAATAACTCCCCCAAAAAGGGAGTTCCAAGCGTCGCCATCTTGAAAAAAACTGAAATTCAGTTTGGCGGATTCAAGACGTAAGCGCAGGATGGTGAGCGGGGACTGAATCAAACCGCAAGACGATTCCGTGAGTTGAATCGCTTGCTCGCCGTTCAACAAAGAGCAACACGCAAGCAATTCGTCAAGCAACGGTTTGGCGGTTTTGTAGTCCAAATTTGCAATCGCGCCGATCAGTTTCCCGTGATCTTTGCGAATGTCTGACAGGCTGAAATTAGAACCGAGACCGCTACCAAGAGCCAAGATAGCTCGAATCATCCATTGCTCGGCTTTGTAAGCGCCCATGAACTTAATTCGAACCTTGATCATGCGATCAGTTCCGTCCTCGTTCTTGCCGTCTTTCAATTCGAGAATTGTTTCGGTCATATTAGATCAAGTCCTCGAAGTCAAAGCCCCACGTGGTCGGCTGTAAAGTGCGCTGTGCGCTTGCCATCGTTGGAGCATTGCGAAGTGCGCCGTTGATATAGGTTCGTGTCTGTCCCAAGGCGGGGTAGTTCACCGTCAGCGTGATCGCATACGGGCGATTGTTCGCTTGCATAGCGTCCCGAATCATGTACAGATAGGGAGCGCTAGGCGAGGACGCTTCAAGCGTGATAGTGACGGGATACACGTTCTTAATGACACCGCTCACCATCTTTCCGTCGATTCCGCGACGGTTTTCGGTTACGTCCACATTGTCAGCGGCAAAAGCGGCGTCCGTGCCGAACATTTCAAGGGCAATGCCTTGCGGGAACAATTCTTCACAAGCGAGGATGTACTCCGCATCGGCTGAGGTTACATTACGATTTTCAGGCATTTTTTATTCCTAAAAAAGAAAACCCCGAGTTTTCGGCTCGGGGCTGTGTGTTAGATGACAGAGACAATTTCGCAGTCCATGCTTTGAACGCTTCCGGCGTAGGCGTAGTACAGCGTCAGGACGGCTCGACCACGAGTAGTGGCGCGTTCTTCGGCGGTCGGCAAAGTAATGCGATACCAGTAACCGCGACTGAAAAGATCGCTTGCGGCTTGATCGTCGCCCGTTTCTTCAAGAATCTGCGCTTTCTGTGCTTCGTTCAATTCGAGAGATTTGTCAATGACGCCGACATTCTGAGCTTCATTAATCGGGTCTTTAATCCACCCGTCCATGATCGCCTTACCGCGTTTATTAGACGGAACACGCAAAACACGCTTAAATCCGTCCATGCAAGAGCGTTGAATTTTGTTTCTCAGCCAGATAGCGCCGTAAAGCACATCAATGAAGCCGTAGTGCGTGTTGGCAAGCATACCCTGAGCAAACATATTGAACTGGGCGTTACGCGTGGCAAACTCGCCGAAGTAGTTACAACGGATTGATTCGAGGGCGTTGGCTTCCTGTTCGTCCGTGACGGTCGGGGTTAAACCGCTCGCGCTCTTGCCGAACCACGTCAGCATACCTTGAGAACGTTGCCAGTTTATTGCGGCTCCCACAGCCAAGGCGAAGGCTGACAAGATGTAATCGCCCTTGACGTAGCCGTTCGTGAGATAGTTCACATTCTGAGCGGCTCGGGTGCTTCCCTGCGTTTGTTGATTGCCAAGGTTCTTGTCGGTCGACCATGCGATATAGCAATAATCCTCGTCAATGTCAGACCAAGCGGAATAGGCTTGATCTTCTTCGAGCGTGGCTTCCCACAATGTCGTGAAGCCGACCCAGTTACGCGTGACCTTGCAGATCGCGTCAAGGTTCTGGGCTTCGGTCATGGCGTCCGCGCCTTGAGACAAGACCGCACCTTCGGCTTGCGTCAAACCAAGCGTGGCGCTTACGTCCGTTCCGCTGTCTGGCGAAGTGGCATAAGTGATCGTGCTTTCCGTGCCTGTCGTTTCGCTCGTGAAAATGAAAGCGTTCAGGTTGCTGTCATAAGCGCCCGTGACGCCCGTAATAGCGGTGGCGATTTTTGTCGCGGCGTCGCTTAATGATGTTGCGGTGGACAAGTCCAAAGACGCAACGGTCTTTTCAGTACCGTCGACCGTGATCTTAAATGCACCGGCCGTGATTTTCTTGATACCTGCCAAGTCTATCGTCAGCGGAGCAGATTGAATCCATGCAGCGCAATCTTCGTCAACACGGCGGCCAATGACCAAGGTTTTAACGGAGGTTTGAGCGTTGTCAAAGCCCTTGAAGTATTGAGCGGCGAACGCATACTCGTCGGATTCAGAACCGAATTGTTCAGATACAGCCTGAGCCGTATAGAACATCATGGCAATCGAATCGGTTGAAATGAGCGGGTTTTTCGTCAGCAACAATCCGTTCGTTTCCAAGTCGGCGCTACCGCCGGCAAGAACACGCTGAGACATTGCGACGATGTGTTTAGCACCAATCGGCATTTTTAAAAGTCCTTGAGGTTAAAAAAGAGTTAAGCGGGAGGAAAACGAACATCGACGTTGTGAACGTCAACGTCCAACGCGTCGACAAACGGTTGATCGAGCTGAACGGTGCGCCAGTATCCAAGTCGAAGAACCAAGCGCCATCGCGTCTGGTACTGCGCTTCATCCAAAATGGCAGTCAGGTTCTGCACGTTGTCGGCGTACTGGCAATCAATGTCGTACTTCGCGAATAAATCAACACCCGCAAAAGATCGGGCGACTGTTTCGAGGGTTTGCGCACGGGACGCGGCGTCAAATAGATTTCTTGAGTAGCAATCTATCTGCACATCGAGGTCTACGTATTCTTTAAGACGAACGACCTCGTCGCCTACTTTGTCGTACTCCTGAACGGTCGTCCCTCGTCGGGTTCGGCTGATCGGCTGAATAACACAAAAGTCCTGTTTGTCCCTCGGTGGCGTGATGTTGCGTTCAAAGCCATTTAAGACATGATCGCTATCAATCAACGCGGGCGTGGCGAAGGTCGTAATGAAGTCGACAAGCGCAGGAATTAAATTAGGGGTTGTTACTGTCGCCATTATCTGTTTCAGGGGGCGGAAGAATTGTTATGTTGGGCGGTTCGGTTTGAAGCGTGCATTGAAGCGACACCCAACCCGAGAGCGAAAAATCCTCAAGGATTGCGTTGACAAACCACCAGTTTCCTTTTGCGTCCTTGAAGTAATCGCCAGATCGTCCCAGAGGGCGAAATTCGCCCCAAGGCGTTTGTTTCGTGCCCACGTCGCTGTATAGATATACTCGACGCACAATCGACGTAATATTCAGCGCTTCGAGCGCTTGAAGCTGATCGGTCGTCAGGCTTTGGAACTGAGCGCGAACGTTGGGGACTTCTTCGAAGGTTTGGACGAAATCGCCCCGTTCGGTTCGCGTCTGATCGCCCGTTGACTGATAGAGCGTCACGATCACGTCAGGATGAAGCGAGGTTATCACCCCTCGAACGACTTTGTGTAAGTTGATCATTCGACTTGATGTCCAATAGATTTCATTAACGAACCTGTGTCAATCAAAATTGCTTTTGGTTCTGGGCGTCCCTTACGTTCTTTCGCTTCAATGGTTTTCTGCTTTAACGGTGCGAAATTGCCTTCTTTGATCGTGGCTCTGACATCGCCAACGGCTACATATCCCAAGGCGTTCAAAGCGCCTTGAATGTCCATTTTTCGCCGTTTTAGCTCTTTAGCCAAATATCTGTCCCACGCCTTAGCGTTTGCGTTCATTGTGTTTTCAAGGAACGGACGCTTAGGAATCTTTGTCGTCCCAAACTCATTGGCGGCGGCATAAGGGGCAATCGGGACACTTCGTGTGATGTTCCCATCGTCTACGTCTGCGGTTGCGCCCTCGTGAACACCAATCGTCAGTATCCTTGAGCTTCGCCCTACCTGCGCACGGAGCTGTTTCAAGCCTTGCGTGCTGAGGGTTGTACGCAATCCCGTCTTAGGCATGATCAACCGCCCATGTGAAAGTGTTCAATTCCGAAGTAGATCGGGCCTGACGCATAGCGTTGAAGAATCTGCCAAGCCTGAGCGCCACACTTCGTAGACATCCAATAAGCGGGGTCGCTTGCGTCGCCCAAACTGCCAAACCCCGCACTTACGCTCCCTTCGGTTGCGTTGGTCACCGGCCCTGTCTGCGTGTCGTCCCAGAGCAGGTTTTGAGTTGCAATGTGACACGTGACAAGATCAAGCACGATGGCTCTGGTGAGTTGCGGGGGCGTGGCGTCTGGCTCGTAAGGGATGGGGCTGTCGTCATCGTTGCCAATCAATTCAACGGCTAGATTGAACGCATTTTCAAGAGCTTCGTCGGGATACTTCACCTCGTCAGTAAAGGTGGGGTGCGTCAGACGGAATTTTTCGGGGTCAAAGATAACGACAGACATTCTTTACTCGTCTTTTTCTGTGTTGGCTTCTTCGGGGACAATCGGGTCGTTGCCGGCCTTCTCGTCAGCGTGATCAATGGCGTAGTTCACAGCCTTGGATTCGCTCTTCATTTCTTTGATCTTCCCAGACCTGAACCAAGCCCCATGCGATTGCATTTTTTCCTTCTTGACTTGTTCCCAGAGATCGCGGTCGACGACAGTCATGCCGTAACCACCGGCGGGTAATGCACCGCCTTGGGCGTTGGCCAAATAAACGGCGTTGCCGTTCAAAGTGACGGATTTGCCGTTGCGAAGGCGGAAGGTCTGGGAGAGACGAGAGCGGAAAAGGACAATGACGGTTTCGTTTGTCTGTGCGACAGAACCGATGTTCACAGTTGCACCTGATACGCTCACGGTCTTAACTTTCGGGGCGTACGGGGCGCGTACTTGTTTGGTTTTCTTACTTGCGGGCATGAGTTGAAATCCTTTTAGAGAATAAAAAAGGGGCGGAGCTGTGAAACCCCACCCCAACGGTCACCAAGGTAAAGGTGTTTAGTCTCCGCTCTTTTGAATACCCGTCATCGTTGCCACGGCAAACGGACGGAAAATCAAAGCGCCGGTCGTGGAACTAGACCATTTTTGAGACATGGAGGTGTGTTCCAAAACGACGCGGGAAGTGCGCAATTTTTCGAGGAAGCCGAACGTGCCGGTCTTTTTACCTGCGATTTCGGGAACGATCAACATGGCGGAAGCCACGCCTTCTTCGTCCTCAAGTTGCGGCAACACGACGAGCTTCAAGCCCGGGAAGTACTTCGTCAAGGCTTCCATGTTCGGGGCGACGCCGAGGTCGGTCACTTTGGCTAATTCGCCTTGAACAGAGGGCGGCACAGCCAAAATCATCGGCGTGTTGTATTTCACGTAACCGCCTGCGAGCTTGGAAATCTGATTGAACAGAGCCAACACGTCGTTGTAGATTTGGACGGCGGTTTTATCTGCCCAAGCCGTTGACGTCGTGCTTGCGCCCGTCGAAACGGAAGCAGGGTCAATGGCGGCGGGTAAAGCCGGGTCGTTCAACAAACCGACGATGTTATAACCGGCAACACCGAAGAGATTGAAGGAGTTGCTATCCAACGCAATCGTTTGGGCGGCAGCGCCTTGTTTTTCGGAAAGCAAATTGATCTTTGCGCCGGCGGTGAGTTCTTGTTCCAAGTCACCGCATTGGATGAACGTCATGAACTTGTACGTGTCACGTTGTACAAATTCGATGTTGGCGTCAGAGGTCGGGCCACGACCAAAGTCGGTGTAAGCCGTCGTCTTGCCAACGCGTTCAGAAACCGGGAACATCGTCACGGTGTCTTTCCAGTCACCGCGTTTTTCTTCGCCGAAAATTTCGGTGGAGTTGGTCGGAGATTGGAGGATTTCGACGACTTCGGGAGAGTACCAAGTAGCGAAGAGTTGCGGAACCATCACGTTAGCAACGGTTTGTAAGGCGGCGTCCATTGCGATCTTCGGCGTATCACCGACCGTCGGAAGGAATCGACCGCCGTTCAAGTTGTAGCCCATCAAACGGAGCATTTCTTTTTCAGTCATTTCTGATTTACCTCAATTTGAAAAATTAACCTGCGGCGGCGGCCATCGGAGGAATCACGTTAGGTTGCTGATTGCTGATCAAAACCAAAGAGCCGGCAGTAGTGCCTTCAACGTGTTCAACGATGAAGTTGGTCATCGAGTAGCCCGTTTTGTTAGTGTTGCCCTTTTGCGTCGTCACAGAGCCGTCGGTTTGGGAAGCAAGAACGTAGTCGCCAACCTTGGCGTTAGCGTTCGTAGCCTTCACCCAGAACTTGCCGTTCGTAGCGATCTGCACGGGAATACCCTTCGGGAGTTTCAACGGGTTCGTGCCGTCGGGCGTTCCGACATATTGGCGGGTATAGATCACGAGACCGCGAACCATGCCCGTGCCGGCCTTATTGACTTGATCGCCGTTCGTGGCGTCAGCGAAAACAAAATTGCCAACCGTTACGTCGGAAGCCGTCATAGCGGTCAAGGCGGTGTAGTGCGTTTCAATCACGGAAGCGGGCATACCCGGAAGGGCCGGCGCTAACGTCGTGAAAACTTGAGATTGCAAAGCCATTGTTAAACCTCTTTATTTAAAAAACTTGTTCAGGAAGCTGTGCGAGACAGGGTTTGAATCCTCTGCACCGACAGGGGTCTTTTCCTTAACGGAGCGAAGAGCCAAAAACACGCTACGAGCGGCAGACGGCTCAATCTTTTCCTTGAAGCCCATCTGGCGGATGGCGTGCATATAAATGTCGTCAGCGCTGTCAAAAGCCATCGGTTCGACTGCGCCGATAGCGTCCTTCACGTCTGCGGCGGCTTGATACTGAGCCTTGATTTGAGTCCTCACAGTACGGGCGATGATGGCGGCGTCTTGCGCACCTTGCGTTTCGTCCTTCTTTTCTTCGGGCTCTTCGTCTTGGGCTTCTTTGGGGTCGGAGGTTTCCTTAGTTTCGTCCTCGTCCCCAGTGACTTCGGCTTCCTTCGGTGCGGGTTCTTCGTCACGAGTGCCGTCCACGTCTTGTTTGGCTTGGTCGGCGCGTTCCTGCTCGAAGTTCGCGTGTGCTTCTGCGAACGCACGCACGAGTGCGTCAATCTTTTCGGGGTCTAATCCCACGTTGGCGGATTCAATGACTTTACGGGCAAACTCCGTGAAATCATCGCAAGCGCCACTTACTTTGTTTTTGTCATCCATTTCTGTCATTCCTTGAGGTAATGAATCTTCGACGTAACAGTCGGGAGCGCGACCGTCACGCACTAGGGCAACGTGATTGCAGGCGATATTGCGCATCACGAAGTCGTACGCGACCCCGTCGGGCGTTTTGCCCGGTGTGAAATCAGGGTCGTACCGATAGCCACAGGACAGATCCCGAAGGGTTCCGTCCTCAATGGCTTGGATAGCGTCCTCATTCCAAACGCTTAAGGCGTTCGTTATGTAGGGCGCTTCCCACTTTGCTGATGTGCCGACCATGCCGACACGTAGCTCGGTGTTTGGTTTCTCTGCGCTGTCAAATTTGTGCTGAATGAGGAGCGGAATACCGTTAAATGTACTGACGGCTTTCTCCAGCTCTTCGGGTGCACGGTAGCCGTAATAGATACGTTCAGGGTCAAGTCCTTTTTCCTTCCAATGTGGAATTTCGCGCCCGTAGTACGGGGCGACTTGTTCCTGAGTGAGACGGCTCGTCGCGACTTGCAGATAATTGTTTTTGTCTCGCTTTCGGACGCTCTCAGCTACGATCTGAGCGTCTAGGGCGAGTAGGTCTAGCTTTTCCATAGGTCTGTGTCGTAAATAAGCTGAAACTGACAGTTACAGCCGGGTAGTTCGCCGGGCTTAACCCATTGCTGAACCTCGCTGTCGTACAGTCCTTTGTCAAGGTCGAATATCTTTCCGTTCATGCGTTTGTGTGATTCGCGCGAGGATTTGCGCCCGGGTACGTGTATCCACTTGCCACGCGTAAGTCCTGATTCTTTTGCGTTGGCCATTGCAAGCGATTGCGTGGCTTTCTGGTTCTGATCTCTAGCGATAAACATGGCACGCTTTTTCGTGATGTCGTACCGCTTGGCGAGATTCTCAGCGAGGGTCTTTAAATCGCCGCCTCGTGTTACGGAGCGCATGACGAGACCTTCGACATCGTTGAGGTATTGCTCACCGATGGAGCGAATGAGCGTGACGTTTTCGTTTACGATGGCTTTCAGAACGTCTTTCGTGACGTTGCCTGTCGTGAAGCCTACGGCCAGTCCGTTAAGCCCTGCGGACTTGAGCGCAGAACGATTGGCTCGCATGAAGTGCTTCAATTCGCTCGACGCGAACCACTCGGCAAAGTCCTTGGATTCTTTCTCAAAGCGCCCCATCCATTCCTTACGCTTTCGGTTAAAGAGAATCCGAAAAACGTCAGAGGGCAGAGCGTCCTGAGCAATTAGCGGCTCATTCTTGTCGTAGGCTTTCTTGATCGACTTTGAAAGATCGTCTGAAATTGCATTGACGAGTTTGAGCAGTCTGGCTTCATACTCGTCACGAAGTCCCGCGCTAGGCTTGATTGCTCGTATCGCTCTTTGTGTCGGTTGGGTTTTCATTCAATTCTTGAGTTTGGAACATATCGGCGAACGGGACTTCGGGAGCGCCCGGTGCTTCGCCTTCCAACGACCCGTAGGGCGCTTTGTCGTCCTGTCTGAGCGTTTCCCTCAGCTCGTCCTCCGTGATAACGCCACGATCAAGGTAAATAGCCGAAGTGTCAGCTTTGAGCTTTTCGACTTCGGCGGTTGTGCGTTCGTCATCCTCGTCGATCGGGTTAAAGACAAACGTCAGACCGGGGTCTATTTCACCGAAGAGATTGAGCTGTAACAGATCGAGTATTTCCTGAATCGGACGACGAAGGATTTTTTCTTGCCGTGTCGAAATCAGGTCGGCTTGTAGCTTTATGTCCGATTCGCCCGTGGCGTTAAAGCCTGCGGGTGAATAACCGAGCGTCTTAACAACACCCGACTGGTTTACGGAGACGACAAACTCAAGGGACTGTCGCACAATGTCCGTAATGCCCGAAATCGGCGTGTTGACTTGCACGAAGTCCTCGCTGTCTTTGTCTAGCAAAGCTATGCCTGAATTGTTGCGATACTTCGCGAAAAGATTGACACGCTTTGTTAAAACAGAGGTCGGAGCGCCGTTATAAAGCTGTTTCTTCAAATCGCCCTTGACAATCGAAGTCGAGAACTTCTGCAACAAACGATTGACTTCTTCGCGATTCTTTCGGAAGTGCGTCACATAGTCGCTCAGTAACTGTGCCTGCGGGATGCCGAGGAAGTTATACGACGGCTTCATGATGTCGGGCAATTCGTTTTCGACGAATCGAATCAGGCGAGAGCGGTGAACTGGCGTCGACATGATGTAGAACACCGACGGCTTGTAAAAATCGCCCTTGAGCGGATTTGTCGCATTGAAACTCTGCGGAGTCGTGAAAATCGGGTCAATGACGCGAAATTCAAGCGTTTTGCCTACTTTTAGTTCCTGAGACTTGCTCGACTTGTTCAGCGGGTCTTTGAGATTTTCGTCTTCCCACCCTGTATCAATGAAAAGGTAAGAACCACCCATAAGCCCCATAAGCGTCAAGGCTTGAGAGAGACGTTCGCGGACGTTCTTTTCTGCTATTGCTCGTTCTAGAGCTTCTTTCTTTTCCTCGTCGTCGCACTTGATCTCAATCCACGCACGGAGCATTTCGTCTGTGCGGGTTTGAATACAAAGACGTATCAAAGCGTCCTGCGAGAGCTGTTGCAGTACGCCGTAACCGAGGAAAGTGACGAAAGAAGAAAGAGCTGAAAACTCGAATGTGGGCGTTACAGAGCCTGAGATGGCGGCGTCCATCGCCCCATCGAGTTCTTTCCAATGCTCTGCGTCTTTGCACCCGAGAGAGCGAGCGGGGCGCAACATTGTCTTAATGTCCATCGCTTCGGGAATGGGCTCGACGATTTGCCTCTCGTCAGTAAAGCCCATCTGATAGCCACGGGCTTTCGCTTTCTTCGCTTTCTTGGATGTTGTAGCCATTCGATTTAGCCTTGATGTAATCGTTAAGGGCGTAGCGTATGCCGTCAATACAGTTGTGAACTAAAATCCCACTCGCAAAAAACTCGTGCTGTCCGTCGATTGTCAGATCATAGACCTTTTCCCCAACGCTTTTTAGCGATGTAACGCGCTCGACATTGCACACTGCAAGTGATTTGTTTTCGATATTTATTTGACTTAAATACCTTTCCGCATACGACGCAGGTTTTCTCGACGTCATCAAGCCCCTGCTTTCGTCTCCACGCTGATTTACAAGCGTTTGAACAGAATTTGTCGTGATGTGTTTTAGGTTTAAATGTTTTTCCACATTGAGCGCACTTTTTTTCTGGCAAATCGAAATACCCAAAATTGAATTTTTTGGCGTGTTCCTTGTGCCATTCGTGCCCTTCCTGTGAAGCGTGCCACTCTTTCGTTTTATCTCTGATGTTATCGAGATGTTTGATTTGCTTCTCGAGACGATCTCCGACAAAAGGGTGTTTCTGTGCGTGAGCTTTCGGGGTAAGACATTCAAGGTTTGAAATGTCGTTGTTAAGAGTATTCCCATCTTTGTGATGGATGTGAGCACCTTTCGGAATAGCCCCGTTTGCTTTTTCCCAGATGTATCTGTGAAGCCAAACCGTTCCACCTGTAACGGAGCGTTTGAAGTAAACCCTGTCGCTTCTGCGTTTTGATTCAGGGTATCTATTCCACCAATGCCCATCAAAGAATATTCTGTCGACTTTAGACATAACAACGTGTCCTCTTTGGTCAAATTTTGAGCTTCTACAAACCCACGATTTAAGGTGTATATTCGATGCTCTGGGGTACACCTAAGAGTATTATATAGCGTTGTTATCTCTAATAGTTTTCTATTTACTCCCGTAATCGCACTAAACAAAACCTTCCTATATCCTGCTCGGGTTAAAACATAATCTCCGACCCGAACATCTTCGACTGGTATTGCGCCTCGACTTGTTTCGATTAGCGTGCCTTCGTCCACACAATGATTGTTCTTGTCTAGCGGTATAGGCAGAATTTCGTTTGTAAGCCTGTCAGTTTTATAGCTGTAAAGCCGAAATTCGTCCGCCGTGTGCTTGCACCGGGGATGTATCACAATGCGGTTGAATGAGCGCAAGTATTCGATACCGTCCTCGACTGAACCCTGCCACTTTTCGGCGGGCTTGGCGTTTAAAAAGTCGTGGTTCGCTAAGTAACTGATCGTCTCCGGTCTCGCACAGTCACAATAGATTGGCCATTGGTCATAACCGGGAACTACGCTGTAAAAATGCTTGAGTTCGTTTATTTCTATGCCTATGCCGTAGGCTTCGTACTCGATATAGAGATCGTTATCGAGCATGAAGCATCGGGTAAGCGTTGAAGGGTCACGAGCGAAGCCAAAGTCAGCACCGAAGAAAAGGCGGTCAGCGGACTGCCAAAGATCGTCTGGGAACGATTCAACGACAAACTTGCCTTTGAAAATCTGAGCGTCGCTGAATGTGCGCGGATAGCCCTCCCAGATATGAAGGTATTTCTCGAAGTCCGTCCGCTTGTCGTACTCCATTTCAGCCCGCATTTCTTCGGTAAAGTACGGGTTTTCGTCGTAGTTCACCTTGCGGACATAAGCACCCGGAGGGGGCGATTCAATGAACCGCTTCGTTGTCGGGTCGTCTGTTTGCAAAGGGTTAAAGCTAACCCAGATTTCCGATCCCTCTTTGCGGATAGTAGGGATCAGCGTCTGCCACGAGGTCTCACTGATAGTTTGTGCTTCCTCACAATTGTGTACTAGGACATCCCCGGCAAAATAATTGTTGTTTCCTTCGACTTCGAGATTAAAGACAAAATTTCCGCCTTCACTCTCTCTGTTTCCGTAAGCACCTCTTTGTTCCTGAATCTCAACACGCTCCACCCTTTGCTCTTCAAGAACGAATCCTTCCGAGCATCCTCGGCACGGGCTACAGCTCCCCTGTGGCTTCCTCCGTCGATCTCGATCGCAATCCCGTACCAGACATTCGCAATGTCGATCTTGTAGTTGGTCGGTATGTTCGGAGCATTGATCTCTGTCGGAACGACCAGCTCCGGCCACCATCCCCGACCGAGCCACGATAGAAGAAGCTTCTGCCCCTTTGTCAGACCACGCCCATTTCCGCCGAGAACACGAGGCTTCACACCGTGTTTCTTCAGTGCGTTTATCGTCTTTTCCCGTGTTGCGGGATCGTGCATCGGGTTGTGATTCTTCATGCGCTCTGAGAGACGTTTGCGAACACAGTCCCGACAATAAATCCCGCCCTGCTTGACGTACTTCTGACGGCGACTGTGAGTATTCATCGCAATCATTTCTCCACAACCCCCCAAACACGGGACAAAGGCGGGAATGTTTAACTTTGCAGGCATAAACAATATCTCCAGGTTTCATTTCAGAAATCGGAACATACCCCTTCCCTTTGATAAAGAAAGGATGCTCCCCTGTTGATATTATATGCCCTTTGCGCCCTGCAATAGTCAATCTATACAGATTACGCGGAGCAGGGTTCTTCATTACTCGAAGAACACGTCGAAGCTCAACCTTCTTTGTCCGATGATTAAAAGATCGAACAAAATCGCCAACGCGTATCGTCTCGATGGGCTTCCCGTCAACAAGGGTTCCGGGGACGAAACACCAGCAAAAGTCGATACCTTCAGTTGACTTGATCGACTGGTCGTTTCGGAGCAAGCCCTTAAAGATAAAGCGTGAACCCGTCAGCTCGTTTCGGATTTCAGAATCGAGAAACTTAAAATGCGATTCGAGACCGAGTCGGTACGCTGTGTCTTTCAGTAGCTGGTAGCTTGAATCACGAATCGAGTTCTGAATCTCACGACAACATAGGATACGCACCTTCCCGAGATCGGAGAGCTGTATCAGAGCTTCGGCTATTGCCCACGACTTGCCTGACGAGCGTCCGCCGTAAAAGACTTTGTATCGATGGGGGTGCCAGAGTTCAGCGAACGGGTTGTCAATCCTTGCCATAAGCGGCTTTGATCTTAGCGAACAGAGCGGTTGCGCCTTCGGGGATTTCTTCACGTGTGGTCACGTCGAGGACTTGTTTTTCGCTCCACTTGCAACGAGATTTCAAATAAAAGATCATGGCTGTGGTGTCGCCCTCTTTGATCTTCTGCATTAGCTTGCCGCCGACAAAAACATTAGCTTTCGCTTTACCGCTTTTTAAGGCCTGCGCAAAACGATCAAAATCATTTTTGCGGCGTCGTAACGTTGCGTAAGAAATCCCCAAAGCCTGAGCGATTTCTTCTTCGCTATCGCAGAATTGAGCGTATTCCTCAACCTTTTTAAGATCGATCTGTATTTGTTTGCGTCCCATGCTTTTGAGATTTCAAAAATTTAGCTTCCGAGGCGGCGAGTAGCTTTTGGCGTACTTTATCGGCCACTTCGGACTTTTTATTCTTGATCGAGAAAAACAAAAAACGGGCTTCGTTGCCCGTCAGTTCAATTTGCAAGGTCATCAAAAGCCACCCCATCTGATTCTCGATAGGCTTTCTGGCCTGTGTAGTCTTGCCAACGCTTAACAATTAAGTCGACGTAGGCGCGTTCGTATTCCATAAGACAGCAAACCCGCCCGGTTTTTTCGCAGGCGATCAGCGTTGAACCGGAGCCGCCGAACAGATCGAGAACCGTTTGGCCTTCCGCTGTGTGATCTTCGAGAATTTCCGCGATAAGACCGACCGGCTTTTGTGTCGGGTGGATTCTCGTCAAGCCTTCGTCTGTCCGGTCACCTTGCCTTGCAAGGCCATTCCACAGCCATTCGTACTTTCTCACGGAAGTTTTGTACGAAGTCCACGCAAGCTCACAGTCGGCAAAAACGCTTTCTCCGTTTTTCTTATCCCAGACAAGCCAACATCGAGAAGGCGGAAGAAAATCCGTGAAGTAATTCCCGCCGAAGATAATCTGATCGTCTGTAATCCTCTTAGCGATCAAGCAAGCCTTTCTGGCCGTTTCGGTTGAATCATCATCTTTAACGGCCAAATATTTTCTTGCCGAGACTTTCCCCATCCCCTTTCCGCTTACGGTGCCGAAACCCAAAGTTTCCATGCCCGCGCCAACGACTTTTCCAAAAGTTACGGACTTGTCGCCACCTACCTTCTCGCCCTCCTTATGAGAGACGACGTTTATCCCATAGGGAGGATCAGTCAAAAGCAAGTCGGCATGACCGCAAAAATTAGAGACGGTTTGCTCGTTTGTTGAGTCTCCACACATAACTTTGTGTTTGCCTAAGACCCAAACTGTTCCTTGTGTACTGACGGGATCAATCGTCAATGCTTCGGATATTTTTTCTTCTGAGAGTTCTCCGTCGTCATTGGCAGGGTCATCTCCAAGAATTTCGTTAATTTCATCGAGACTGAATCCTGTCAATTCGAGGTCTATTGCCCCCCCCCCGAAGTTCCTCAAATTCAAGGCGCAGTAATTCTTCGTCCCATCCTGCGTCGAGGGCGAGTTTGTTATCGGCGAGGATGTAGGCTCGCTTTTGAGCGTCTGTCATGCCTGAAAGTTCGATTGTAGGAACTTCACGCATACCGAGTTTCTTTGCGGCCATCAATCGACCGTGCCCGGCAATAATGCCATTGTCTCCGTCGATCAGAATCGGGTTGGTGAATCCAAATTCCTTGATTGAAGAAGCGATACGGGTCACTTGCTCGTCGGAGTGTGTGCGAGCGTTTCTGGCGTAGGGTATCAGGTCGGCTACTTGACGATAGACGACTTTCAGAGCGGGCGTTTCTTTCATGATGTTCTTTGTGAATGGTTGGGCGAAGCAGGACGATTTGTGAATAAGTGAGCGAAACAAATCAAGGAGCTGTACTGCTCCGCCCGAAAACGAAAAAGCCCCGCTTTTAAGCGAGGCTTGATGTTGGCGCCCTTTGAGCTTTTTAACTCAGAGTATCGTATCAGGGACTAGTTTGAATCCGATCTCAGGGCATAAGTCTTACGTTTCCTTAGGGTGCAAAAAAGCTACCCCTCGGGCAACTTTATCGACAAACCTAAGTTTGAAGTGCTTCTTAATTTTCTACTGGCTACCATAGCGCACTTTATCGTTCGTGTCAATCCCTCCAAATCGTTGATAGGTAGTACAAAGCTCCTTTGACAAGTCGGTCTACCTGCCAAGGCTTACATTCAAGTTTCTTCGCAATCGACCCGATAGGCTCGGCGGGATGTACTTTCAGATAGTACGTCACAAGGATTTTCCTGTCCCGTTCATGAAATCGCCATTTTGTCTGGTCATGAATCAGCTTTCGCACTTTCTCCGCTACGATAGCGTTCACAGCTCTGGGGCGTGGTGTTGGTAAGCCTAGAGTCAATCCGCGTCTGACGTTGTTCGGGTCGAACAGTTCTTTGGCTTTGAAATTTTGCGCACGGATGGAACACATGGCAATCCATGTAATCGAGACGCCGTAGCGCGGACGGTCACGCCAAAAATCTGCCCACGCTTGCATGATTCCGTGCATCGGCTCTATTTCGGCTCGTCGAGGGTCGTTTGAAAAATCCATGAGCGACTACTCTCCTTCAAGATAGAGTTCGATTCGCACGTAGTAGGGACGCAAAGTAGCGTCATAATCAAGAGACAGGGGTTTGATTTCGCAATCGAACACCTCAGACAAAGCCCGACGGTACATAATCCAATCCGATTCAAAATCTTTGGATAGGTCGTATTCGCCAACGTCTCCGTAGCGGAATTTGACCGTTCCTGCTGTAAATTTTTTACACATACGCTGAATGTCTTTCATGCGTGACTTCGCTTCTTCCTTGATCTTTTTGACGATTTCGGCGTTCGTGGCTTTTCCTGAATTTCTGATTAAAAGAACGCAGCGTAATTTCATTTTTGGCTTCTCCATGTTGCGGGTGAACGTTTGATCAATTGCTCGTAGCTCTTGTCCTGCCACGTCAATTCGAGACGCAATTCATGCGCTCCCGTGAAGTCGAGACGAGAGACGATGGAAAGGGCGGGCGTGTGATACTTTCTCGTGACGAACGGATCGAGAAAGTTTTCGAGCTGTGGATAAAGTCTCGCTAGGTCGATAGGACGATCTGACGCTGTTTCGAAGTTCAGAGCGATACAGTCCGGGGTTAGGTTTTTGTCGCGTGCATTATCAAACGCTTCAAATGCTTCTGTGACAGCGTCCAAATACTTCGATAATGTGTTTGTATTACCATTAAGCGGAAACGCAAAGGAAAGGCGTTTTACGTCGCTTATGGCTACTGTCTCGCCCGTGATCTGTCTCTCGGTTATTTTTGCAATCATGATTACATTTCCTCATAAATCCATCCGCCTTGTTTTTTAGGACGTGGGAAAACCACGTAGAGCGGGAAGGGGTATTTATCTGCGCATACCTTGCACTTAACCTTGCTGTCATCTGTCCAGATTGCCTTAGAGCCTTTGACTTCGTGAATTTCTAACGTTCCGTTAGATCGCAAAACCACGAAGTCGGGGAGGTAGTCGCAACGGTTTGAAGCTATCTGAAACTTCACGGATTCAAACCAAAACTCAACGATTTCACCTCGATTTTTAAGCATGAGTAAGTAGTCAAAATAGGCTCGCTCCGTCTTGTTCATTTCGCCCTGCTTTAGCCGGCCTAGAGCGTATGTGCGATTTCTCATAACCACCTCGCTGCCGCAAAGATCAGAGCCACACACCCGATAGCAATGCAGAAAAGTTCAAAAATAATGTCTGTCATAACTTAGCCTCGTATCTAATCGGTTCTGTCGGATAGGTTTTCATTGCCAATTCCTTGTCGTACTCCAATTCCACCCCATGTTTGCTGACGTACTCGTCCATAAAATGCAGGTGGCAGTCGTGATAAAAAGACGTTCGTTCGTCTGGGTAGTTTTCAAGCGGAAAGACGCCTTTTGTATCCTCGAAGTGATAATCGTCTGATAGATTCAAAGCCCGTCTCCATGACAAACGGGTGAACTCTGTTTGTGCAAAGCCATAGGCTTCTTTAATCCGACATCGTTTAGCCCAGTCAATGTTGCTCATTTTCTGTAGCTCTCTCCGTTCAAAACGATGATTTGCCCTCCATCTTCTTTGAGCCTGTCGAACGTTCTTTCGCCGATATAGGCTTTAACTTCTTTGAGCGAGAGGTTTGAGAGCAAAACAGTCGGGTTCAGGTTGTTGTAGCGTGAGTTGATAATCGAAAAGAGAATTTCCCGTTCGTTATCCGTCCCTCTTTGCACGCCGATTTCGTCAATGACGAGTAAATCCAGATCAACAAATTGCTGTACTCTGTCAAGTGTTGAAATTTCACTTGATCGTGTCCACGTGTCACGAATGTTCATGAAGAGATCGGAAGCCGTAATGAACATTCCAATGCCACCGTTTTGAATGACGGCCTTGAGCAATCCAATCGAGAGGTGCGTTTTTCCCGTGCCAACCCCGCCGATCAAAATGATGTTTCTGCCTTTTTCGAGGTTTTCGTCCAGATTGTCGATGTAGTTTTGGATTGTGGTTCTGGCTTTCGCTTGCCACATTTCTGGCGTCTCGTAGCTTTCAATCGTTTTGTTTTGAAAACGAGGGGGAATCATTGATCGCTTGAGTTCACGTTCAAAACGTTCTTTTGCGTAGCAGAAGGGGCAACGCTTTTCGTCAATAGACGCTAACGAGCCATCGGGTTTGCGATAGACGGATGGGTAACTACCATGCGTGGGACAGGTAGACGAAGCGACGATTGGTAGAGTTTTGTAGTACCAACGACCGCCTTCGTATGAGTATTCGCGAGGTAATTTTTGCATTTCGTTTATTCCTAAAACTTGAAGTCGCTAAGTAAGCCGCTTTCGCCGTAGTCGATTTTTGAAAAATCCGGTTCTCGGGATTCTGGCTCTCGATAGCTGTTTGTCTTACGAAAGTTTTTCCGTTTCCAATCTGGGAGGTTGCGAATGTGGTTTCTGAACGTAGCGAGCCAATCCTTTTTGCGACCTCTAGCCCCGGGAACGGCTTTCCAGTAGTCGGCAAATTCTTCAAAAAGTTTTTCAGGGTCTAAGTCCGGATCGAGTTTTTCGGCTACCTTTTCCCAATCCTCTGGAATGGTTTCGAGATTGAAAGAAGTCCCCCGATTGTTTTGTTTTTTGCTTTTGCGACAATCGTTCTCGGAGGTGGGTGGGGTGAGAGTTTCACCCCCATCTTCTTTGTTAATTCTTTGTTTATTCTTTGTTACTTCTTTGTTATGGGTATACGACGTAGACCCCTCTGGTCTACCTCGTAGACCCCCCGTGTCTACCTCGTAGACCCCCGTGTCTACGTCGTGTACCCCTCTTGAGGTGTCTACCACGTTTACCCCCGTGTCTACCTCGTAGACCCCTCGACAGATAAAGTTAGACGTTTGTCCGACCTCTCTTTGAATAACAAACACATTCTTTTTTTCAAGGGATTGGATAGCGTTTAAAACGCAAGCGCGACTTAACCCTGTTCGTGTGCATATAGAGGATTTCCCGGGAGCTTTAGAAGCAACGGGCGGATTACATCTGCCATTTTGTGAGTTTCGGAAAGACAAAATCACGACTGCCACGAGCTTTTCTGTCGAGGTTAAGTCCTGTCTATCCAAAATCATTGACTGATCGAGCAGGTTGTTAAATTCCGCCATTGTTCAGACCTCAAAGAATCGACCAGTCAATTTCTGGTGCGATCTCATGACGTGTAATGCGTCGTTTGCTTGCTTTCTCAATTCGGAGAGCCGTTTTCATAGATGGAACTGCTCCGCTATAAAAAATGTTGCGAAGCCGTCCTAAGGAAATCCCTGAAGCGGCAGCTAAAGTTTTTTTCTCGTCCGACTTGAGAGATTTGAAGTAGTTAATCGCTTTTTGCGTAGCCATATTAAACCTACATAAACTAACTTGCGCACTGATTATAAACTAAACCAAACTAAAAATAAACCTTTCGGGTTTAATTGTTTTTTCGTCAAAAATCGCTTAATTTAAACGTGTTTAACCGCCGCAACCGGCGGTTTTCTTTTATCAATTTCCCCGAAAAACTACACCTTTTAGCGTCAATTTGTGACGCCTTTTGTCGTATTTTGTCATTTTGTTGACTTAAATCAAAAAGGTTTAACTTTAAACAAGGAAATTAAATATATTGAGTTGCGATTTTTAAACTTTTAGTGTTTAATTATGTTTAACAAGATTAAGCAAACAATGCTTAAACAAAAAACTAACCGATCTAAGTTTTTGAAGCGTTCTTTATTCAGCAGCCGATCGGGGCAAAGCGGTGAAAGTCCGGGACGGTTTTGATCTTACTACGGCAAGTAAGGGAACCCGAGTTAAGTCTCACGACCTGACGAGACCGACCAGATAGGGGCGACTGCGCTGACGCACCGACGTATTCGGGCTACTGGGAAAAGGCTGATCGAAGTCAGTTATTAGAGATTTTCTAATAGCTGGTTTCTATAAGTCTTTTCAAGGAGAAACACATGAGCAAATACGTTTTTAAAAATCCCGAAGTTGAAAAAGCACTTCGGCTCGTCGCCAAGGAAATCGGATTCTCTGACGATCAATTCGATCAAAGTATCGAAACATGGTCAGGCGCGACAAGTATTCGGATTACGCATAAAGGACTAACGCTTTTATCTTTTTCGACTGACTTGCTAAAGGAAGTCAAAGAGTTCAATCCGAACGGTTGGAACGATTCTGACGTTATCCCGCCCGAAGATGAGGAAGATCGAGGAACTTCAAAGATCATGCTTATTGAAAACAATGATAACTATCCACAAAAAGGATACTTTAATTTTCTTCGCAATCGTTGGTGCGAGTTAGGAACTTGCGAAGAGATCGAGTGTTTACGTTACCGGTTGTATCCAGTTGATTAATTTTCAGCCCCTGAGTTTTCAGGGGCTTTTTTATTGGAGCAAATCATGGCAAAAGACGAAAAACTTTTGGCTTTCGGCGGAGCAGCCGGATTGCTTTTCGGACTGCTCAAAATGCTTTCGGCTTTTGTTTGAAGGTGTTGACATGATCGACTATGACTTGTGGAAAACGACAGAGCCGCCTAGTTACTTCATGCAAGAAATGAAGAGTAGGGGTATCCGTAAAGGAACTGAAGACTACGAGGAGTGTCTAAAAAATGAGTTTGCCGACTACATTGCGACAGAGATCGACAACGGCTCTGAAGCGATTGAATACGTTATACAAAAGTTTTTCGGGGGCTGGGCAGAGTTCCGAAAGACTATCGCAAATAAAGTTTCAGGAGACGAAGAGACGTTTAGAGAGTTCTGTGACGGGGTCGAATCCTGATGATGTTGGTTACGAAAATGAAAAGCCCGTTTCGCTGAACTGGACACTCATTACGAAACGGGCTTGCAAACACGGCAGTTTTGGGAAATTGCCTTTTTGAATTATATGGGAGAAATCATGAGTTACGCAACACTAGTACTCGGGGAGTCAGGAAGCGGTAAGACCGCCTCCCTCCGCAACCTCGATCCAAAACGCACTTTGCTGATACAGCCGGTGCGCAAACCTTTGCCATTCCGTTCAAAAGACTGGCACGAAATCAAGGCAAAGGGCGACGGAGGAAACATCTTTGTTTGTAACGACGCTAATAAAATCGTTAAAGCGATGTATTACGCACCGCAAGAAATCATTGTTTTAGATGATTGGCAATACCTTCTTTCTTTTCAATATATGCACTCAGCAGAAAAGAAAATGGCTAATGGAGAAGTTTTTGAGTTCTACAAAAAAATTGGGAACGATGGCTTTAAAGTTATTGAAGCGGCCACTCAATTAGCCGAGACTAAAAGAGTGTATGTATTAGCTCATACGGCTACAGATGATTATGGGCGTGTTTCAATTAAAACCCTTGGAAAGCTTCTTGATGACAAAATTGTGATAGAAGGCCTATTTTCAATTGTCTTGAGAACGAAAGTTGACGCTGGAAAGTATTTTTTCACAACTCAGAATAATGGTTCTGATACTGTCAAAAGCCCAATCGGACTATTTGAGGATTCTCAAATTGACAACGATCTAAAGTTTGTTGACGACACAATTTGCAATTACTTTGGTATCGGAACCAAACAAGAAGCTGAGTAAGGTTCCCCCCGGGTGGATAGCTTGACGAAGCGAATGACGAACTCTGACGTTTTCCATCCGGGAATTTATCAGAGAATCATTCAGAGGTGATTATGAAAAAAGTCAATTTGATCGGTAAGAGATTTGGGCGATTAACCGTAATTGCAGAAGCACCCCGAAGGAATAAAAGAACCTACTGGACGTGCAAGTGCGACTGTGGGAAGGTTTTAGAAATTTATGCTTATAACCTTGTAAAAGGTCGAACAAGGTCGTGTGGTTGTTTAGAAAGAGAAAATTTAAAGAGACTATCAGGGGCCAATAAAACTCATGGGGATAGTGAAACACGTCTTTTTAATACATGGATGCACATGAAAGGACGTTGTTTATGCACGACAGATAAAGCATACGGGAATTATGGTGGAAGAGGCATAACAATATGCGATGAATGGAAAAATAATTTTCAATCTTTTAAAGATTGGGCTATGTCAAACGGATACACCGATTCATTAACTATTGATCGAATTGATAACAACGGAAACTACGAACCTAACAATTGCCGTTGGGTCGGCAGAAAAGAACAAGCAAGAAATACAAGAAACAACTTTATTTACAAAGGTAAATGTTTATCTGAATGGTGTGAAGAAACAGGCATTCATTGTTCTGTAGTTATTGCTCGTATTCATAAATTACATTGGGATGTTGAAAAGGCGATATTTACACCGGTTCGACATTTCAAAAGAAGAGAAATTTAACAATCACGCCCCGGTAACACGGGGCATTTTTTTACTGCAAGGAAACTTCAATGCAAGCTATCAATTTTGACGACAAGACCGCACGCAAGGCCGACGCCGGGCAATTCATTTCACAATCGGGTGGATATGTAGGGACGATTCTCCAGTGCCGTATGTGGGAAACGCAAAACCACGCTCAAATGATCGAACTGCTGTTCAAAGACGATGACGAGCGTCACCTTTGGATTCTTATGTGTCTGATCTCTGGAAAGGGCGAGCAGACGTTTGACTATCCCCGCATTCAGGCTTTGATGGGGTTACTCGGTAAGACGGTTCTCAATCCTGAGCCTGCAAAGGTTCGCCGTCGTGACGGCGGTGTTGACGATGGATTCCGTTGCAAGGCAATCGAAAAAAGCCGTATAGGTATTGTCGTTCAACGTTTAAACGATATCTATGAAGTCAACGGCGAAGTTCGAGAAGGTCACCCGATGCGTCTGGTCTCGTTCTTTGATGCTCAGACTCGTCAAACGTATCACGAAAAGGCCGATAACAAGCCTGCAAAGGACACGGACGCCAGAATCAAAAATCTCAAGGAATTCGTCAATACTAAGGCTTACGACGACTGGAAAAACGGTTTTGCAAACAATGGGTTCGAGTCTCAAGCACGCAGTAGTGCTGAGGATTTAGGCGAAGATATTCCGTTTTGAATAAAGTTTTACGCTCCCTGAGTTTCTCCGTAAAGACGGGGTGAGTATCAGGGAGCAGGCCACTTATGGCTCACCCCGTCACATTGCAAAACTCCGAGGGCGGTTAGGGTGAGAGCTAACCGCCCAATGGGGCAAAAGGAAACGAGATGGAACTGAAAATTTATGAAATCCCGCACGAAATGCAGATGGCACTTAACGCTCTGGAAGTGGACGAAGAAACGGGCGAGATCATCGGGTGGGAGAAACTCGACGCATTGAAAGAAAGCGCAACGGTAAAGATCGCAAACACCGCCCGATATATCCGCCATGTTCAAGCTCAAATTGAAGCAATGAAGGTCGCCAAGGCGAATATTGACGCACGATTAAAAACGGCTCAACGCTTTGTCGACTGGCTGAGTGTTAAGACAGTAGAAGGTTTGCTCGCATTACCGGACGGGAAGAGAAAGATTGAAGAGCCTGATATTCGAGTAAGTGCGAGAAAAAGCGAGTCTGTGCTTTTAGATAACGAAAGCCTTTTAGATAAGAAATTCGTCAAAGTTGAGGTCATTACTAAACAATCACCCGATAAGAAAGCGATTAAAGAAGCGATTAAATCCGGTGAAGAAGTTAAGGGCGCTCGCCTCTGCACGAACTACTCGCTTCAAATCAAATAACGGAGACACAAATGGAAATCAAAGAACGAGATGTGCGAGAAGTGGCTAGTGAAGACATGGCTAAGACCCTGCTTGAATCACTAATTTTGTTGATTCGCACACAAACAAAACCTTGGGCAAAGCTCACAAAGGCCGAACAAGATGACGTAATTGACGCTTTACGTAAATCTGTACGTGCCGCAACCGATTCTGCTGTACGTTTGATTGCTTCCAATTCGTCAACAACCGTTGTTGGAGATTTGGAACAAGTCACGATTAAAGACGGTGTGAAGGCACAAATTACAGTTTCTAAAAACGCCGAAAACTTACCCGAACTCTTTGACGCCGTTGGTAGTGAAGTTTTGATTGTGTGTGCCTCTAATGCTGTGTACGACAAGGACTTAGACAAAGTGCAGGGTGAGGACGATCAACGCTCACTTGATTTAGGTAAGGAATACACAGACGAGGACGGCGCCGGTATGGACGGGCAAGCGCAACGCCAAGACCCGAGCCCGTACGACTTGCCCGAGTTCGGGCAAATTGAGCAACCGGAAATCCCGAGATTAGGACATGACGCATGATTGAACGGATTGTTTTGACTTTGCTCGCGATTGTCTTGGCGCTGATCGGAGCAGGTTATTTGTTTGGAGTGGGCTTTGCTTTAGCCCAGTAAGGAATTAGGGGTGTCGGTTTTGACTAACCGAACCATCTTCAAGTTTAACGATGAACACCGGCACCCCTAACTCAAAAAGGAGAGCACATGACACAGAAAATTATGTACCTCGATGATTTGGCTAAGTACATCGGAAAGTCAGTCCGCACGGCTCAACGATGGGTCGCAAAAGGGCTACTTCCGCCGCCAAACAAGACCGAAGGTCGCTCGGGGTTTTGGATTGAAAGCGAAGTCGAGAAATGGCTGAACGGCGATTACAAGAAAAAGTGTGATCGTCTATTGAAAAATGGGACAGTGTGATATGAGAGACGACAAGGCAAAACTGCTTGACGTGCTTTGCAAAGCCTTTGATATGGTCGTGGACGTTGTGCGAAGCGGCTCTGATGGAGGACGAATCGACGGGAAAAGCTACAACGAATATTTCACGTTTCAAAGACTGCCTGATGGGCGCATTGATTACGCCTTCATGTGGCTAACCTACGGACACGCCGGTTATTTCACGATTGACAGTCTGAAAAAGAACTACGGCGAGAAACCGTTGGAGATGGCTCGAATGATTGTTCTTGACTGTATCAAGGCTGAACGATTTGGCAGTACGGAGGATTTTGACGAGTTCATGAAAGAGCTTGAAAAGCGTCTAGCCCCGAGAATGATGAACGCTGAGGATTTTGTGTTGTTACCGAGCGAGTAAACAAATGAGCAAGGTCACGGCTTCAATCACACTAAACGAACGGTGCAAGCGAACGGATATTCCTCGGGTACTGGTTGCCGTGGACTACTTCGACAAGCCGAAAATGGACGAGTTAGAACGTTTGAGCTACAAGGCGCGACTAATTGATGCGGACTATCAAATCAACATCACGACTGAGACGGGATACAAGCCACGCACAGCCGAGCACCGATTGAAGCAAAGGCTTCGGCTACTTGAGACGAGAGCTAAAAAAGCGAGTGAGTTGTTCTGGGAAGAAATCGTTGAGAGTGAGATTGCAAGACGGCCTGACTACTACACGCTCGAAGGCGTGAAGAAAACGATGGATGAGATCGAGAAATATCTGGCTGATTCTGAAATCAAACACACCCCGGCGTTCACGTTAGACGAGTTAAGGGACTGGCTCAGGAAACACTCGCCGTTTATCAATCCTGAGCTTGATCGTCTTATGAAATTTCGTTACGAGTGCTTTGAAAGGCAAAAGCAGATCAATGCGATGACACCGGCGGAGCGTGAAGAGTACCTAGCTCAGAGACGAGATAACGACCCTATTGCCAAAAAGGCTTTTGAAGCCGAAGGCGAAAGGGAAATGTTGAACTTAATGCGAATTTAAAGGAGCAAAACAATGAAATTGAAAGCTAGTGGGGTAAACAAAGCTCATTCTGTCGTTTTCACTAATTCGCCTAACAAACCTTGCACGCACATCGAGTTTGATCCCGATGATTTCTATGACGGTGTTGTGATGAGCATGGAAGAGGCCGATCAAATTATTGAAATGTTGATAGGCCTTGAGGACTATGTTGAAGATGACTACGAACGAGAAATTGTATTCAACTACCGTCACGCGTTAGCAGAGCGATACAAAGCTGCTTTGAAGGAGGATTGAAAAATGACTTCTCTTGATGCAGTAGCTGCCTTATTTTTCTTCTTTTTTCTTGTTCAATTTATTTTGTTCTTGATTCTTGGTTGGATTGTCAAACAAAACATAAAGACATTAAGAATGATCGTAAGAGAATTCCAGAAGCAGTCAAAGTTTTGGCACGCCAGAGCAAGAAAGGAAGCCTTTTTAAGAGATATGGAGAAACAACAATGACGCACGTTGACTGGCACCCGTATCCCGAAACACACCCAACTGAAAATGGATGGTTTTTAGTTACGTATAAAAATTTCGCTTTAAATCCTGATTGGAGCGGAGACGAACGAGATTTTGAACCGAAATTCTCAGATAACTTCACTCTCGAAGTTATGGAAAGAGAATTTTTCATAGACGAAAAAACAGGCGATTTTGCTTTTGACTACGACAAGCTAGACGGAAACGAAGTGATCGCATGGGGAGAAATGCCAGAACCATACCGACCGGAGGTGAAGAATGAAATACACGAGTAATGTGACGACCGTCATGGCAGTCTTAGCTGAGGCTACATCAAAACATGGTTTCTGGTATCCGATAACTTTTTTCTATG